ATCAGATATTGCTTTTGCATATTTACCTGTTGCGTATTTTGCCATTATGATCCTGGGTAGTAAGCTTTAGGTGTAATGTATGTGCTTGAAGCAGAGCCATCTTCTGCTAATGCTCTTTGAAACTCATCTTCATAAATTAACTTCATACCTTGCATTAATTGTGGTGCATATTTCATTGATAGATAGTAAGCTAAACCTGAAACCATACAAGGTACAAATCTAAATGGAACGTCAGTTGCATTCGTATAAGCTCCCACATCTTGAATTCTTTTTATGTAATAAAAATGCATATCTTTAGATGCATTACTAGAATCAGGTGTTGGGTATATGTGAACTCTAACTTTATCTATAAATCTTTCTACCCAATATTGATTAGGTGTGCCCTTGGATAATTTATTAGAAAAACCTGCATAAGTAGATCTATCTACTTTTGTCATTGGTGAATCTGATTGTGTGGTTTGAGTTCTATTAGATCTTAATTGTGCTTCTAAAACATCTGATATTCCAAATACACTTGCTGGTGTAGACACGGCACTTGTGCCATCAGCACTAGATCTAAAAAAATCATAATCCGATTGTCCTTCAATTAAATCCATGTTAAGTTCATCTATTTCCCAATAATGAATTCCTCTATTACCCCACTCTTGAAGCATTATATTTAGAGACCTTCTTGAAGTTTTTAATTGATAACCAGATACATTTTGAATACCTAATCTCTCAAAAGCTTCTTCTACTATTTCGTCAATAGAAAAAGTTTTATCAAACGTAGTTGTACCAGAGGTAGTGTTAGCCATTTAACCTCCTAGCCAGTATAGCCGATAGTAACAGATGTAACGTTAGTCATAGTAGCATGAACTCCATTTTCAAATCTAATACCGTTTCCTGGAACATAGATATCTAAACCCTCTGTACCAAAATCAGCTTCAAAAACTTTATCTCCTGAACTACCAGATGAAATATCTCTTAATACCAATACAGAAGAGGCTACACCATTTCCTTGAATGTAAGTTATTCTACAAGGTCCTAAATTAACAGAACCTCCAGAAATAGTTTTTACCTGACCTGTGCTCGCTATATTTGTAAACTTCTGATCTGAACTCATATTTTTCTCCTTAAAATTAAAATGTGGGGCCGAAGCCCCACACTAATTATCTATTAACTATCTGCAAAAGGTGTTGCCTCAGTACCTGTACCGATTAACACTGCTTCTACTAAATATACGTTGTCTTCAAGTGCAGTAATTGTAACTGTGCTACCTTT